GAGTAATTTTTTGAAAACTCGTACTTTTGGTTTATCCCCAAGTAATACAACTTTAACAGTAATTTATACTTTTGGTGGTTCGGTTGAAGAGAATGTTTTGAGTGGTGAGATAAACGCAAAACGAAATATATCTTGGACACTTAACGAAACTGGTTTAACTACATCTGATGTAGATGATATGAAAAAAAGTTTATCAGTTACTAATGTAAGTCCTGCTACTGGAGGATCTGAAGGTGAAACAGATCAAGAGATTAAAGAAAATGCATTGGCATATTTTAATACTCAAAATCGAGCAGTAACCAAAGAAGATTATATCACAAGAGTTTATTCATTACCACAAAAGTTTGGGAATATATCTAAAGCGTATATAGTTCAAGATGAGTCTCTTTCTAATATACAAGTCATATCTGCAGATGGTCAAACAACATCAAATGAAGTAAGTAAGATACCAAATCCGTTGGCAATGAATTTGTATATGTTGGGATTTGATAGAAATAAAAATTTAGTAAGATTAAATAAAGCAGTAAAAGAAAATGTAAAAATTTATTTATCACAATATAGAATGATGACCGATGCAATAAACATACGTGATGGATATATGATTAATATTGGAGTTAAATTTGCAATTATTACTCAAAGAGGTTTTAATAAGAATGAAGTATTATTTAATTGTGTAGAGGCGGTGAAGGAACATTTTAATATTGAGAAATGGCAATTTAACCAATCGATTGTTACGAGCGATATAGCATATAAAATTTCTTTAGTGGATGGTGTAGCAAGTATTGTTCCACCTGCAGAAGATAATCCTAAAACCTCTATGATACTTATTGAAAATAAATGGAGATATTCAGAGGGATATTCTGGTTATGTTTACGATATAAATTCAGCAACCAAAGATGGAATTATTTATCCATCATTAGATCCAAGTATATTCGAAGTTAAATTCCCAAATTCAGATATACAAGGTAGAGTAGTAGGAGATATTTAATGTTTTATTTTGAATACCCAACCGTAGATACTACACTATATCAAGCAACACCAAGTTCCTCAACGAATACTGGTCTTGATGAGATTTTAGAAGTACGAAAAGATGTGAATGATAGTGGTACTAAAATTGATGTATCGAGAATTTTAATTAAGTTTAGTTATGATTATATTTCTCAATCTATTCAAGATAGTATTATACCAAGTACTGCAAAATATTATTTAAATCTATATGATGCAAGTTCACAAGAATTAGCAGTTGAACAAACTTTATATACTTATATTGTTAGTCAAAGTTGGAGTGGTGGAACTGGATTTTATAGTAAGGATCCGGCAGGAGAAGATGGAGCAAGTTGGAAGTATAGTGATAATTCAACTACAAAAACACAATGGGTAAGTGGAAGTGATACTCAAGGTGGGACTTGGTTTACTGGAAGTATAGGTGGTACTGCAGCTGAATATAGTGTTAGTGGTTCACAATCTTTAATATATGAAACTCAAGATATAAGAATGGATATAACTGATTTGGTAAAAAGTCATATTTATTCAAGTTCTGTATATCCTAATAATGGGTTTATTGTTAAACGACAAAATTTACCTACAAGTGAAAGTGCACATACTGTATTTGATCCTTCATTATCAAGTGGTTCTGCAGAATATGATACATCACATTATGGACAATTAAAATTTTTCTCAAGAGAAACCAATACAATCTACTCACCAAAATTAGAAGTAGAGTGGGATGATTCAAGTTTTTCAACTGGGTCAACTTGGATGGCACCCGTTTCCGCATCTGAAATAGATCAATTAACAGTTTATTTTAAAAATTTAAGACCTGATTATAGAGAGAAGTCTAAGGCAAGAATTAGATTTGTTGGTCGTGAATTATATCCAACAAGAGGATTTTCATCTACACCAGCAGCACTTACTGTTAAACATTTACCAAGTGGAAGTGGTGCAATGGGACAAGGTACTTATTATTCAGTAAAGGACGCACATACTAATGAAACAATAATACCATTTAGTACAGGTTCACTTGTTAGTTGTGATGGTTCGGGTAATTATTTTAATGTTTGGTTTGATGGATTTCAACCCGAAAGACACTATAGATTTTTAATTCAGGTTATAAGTGGTAGTGGTTCTGATCAACAAAAAATGATTTATGATGATGGATATGAATTCAAAGTAGTGAGGTCGTAATGGCTACTAATTATTTAAGTGCATCATTATTGTCTGATACATATGGAAGTATGTTAAATGAAGATGATAGAGAAAGAGAGAGACAACTTTTATCTGCCTTTGAATCAGCACAGGTTTCTGTTTCAGAAATAACCTCAGAGAATTTATTAAGAAACGGTGGTGGATTGTTACTTAGTTATTCTGATATAGAAAATAATTCAACAGAGGAATATTGGCAATTAGTAAGAGTACCAAATAAAAAACCTAAAATAATACTATCTTATTTAGAATCAGTATTAAAGGAGAAAAGATTGTTTAATGAATTTCAACCAACAACTCCCCCACCAGAACCATCAACTTTAAGTAATTTAGAAGATATATTAAAAGAAAAAATAAAAATATACGAAGATTTAATAAAGGCCGCTCAAGGCGAGGACTAATATGCCAGTACGAAAAGGATTATCAGTAGGAGATAGTGGAATATTAATATCTCCACAACGGGCCCCAAGTGATTTTGGACGCCATTCTGATTATGCATATGTTTATGTTTATGATTTGGAAGAAGAGAAGTTATTATCTGTTAATGTTGTTCCTGCTACAACCTTTCCCCCACCTTCTACCGAGGGTGTAGTTGAATTAGATATCGGTCAACATTTGAGAGATTTCGGGTATACTGAAGGTGAGTATCGTGTACTTTATTATTTTTATAGACCAATAGCAGGTAATTCAGATTCCGACCAATATTATCTTTCAAAAATATCAAAAGATAGAACTGAAATTGAAATAAGACTAAACCCCAACATAGAAGATTTTACATATATTAGTGATTTAAATTCAGTAAATGGTGAAAAGGTATATGTACATAAACCCCATACAAATGCGGGTTATGAATTTAATAGTCCAGCTGTTCAGACAGAAGCCAATGTTGTAACCTTAAAACTGGAAGACGGTGATCCTGGTTTTAATACTACAATGAAAGGTGGTAGATTAGTTGTACCTGATGTTTATGAAGTTAAAGAAGCTGTAGTTCCTGAGGGATACAATCCGCTCTTAGGTTCTGGAGATGAATTTGATGAATTTTTTGATAAAACCAAGAAAGTGGAGACGAAGCAAGACATGGGCCCAGGCCAATTCGGCCAACCAGATGACCCATATACAGATCAGGATGGTTCAGTATATGGGTGGACACATATATCCACCAATCCCAATACGGATGTTGAAACATGGGGTTGGGTATTATTATCCGGCCCTACCGCAACTCAAACTAAAGATGAGTGGGCTACAAGGATTGTGAATAAAGATTATGTTGGAACAATATTAAAGGTACATTCTAAAGATCAAATTTCAGTTAGTTTAGATTGGGAATCAAGAAGAACTCAATTGGAAACGATGGGTGAACAGCATGTGATAAAAGGAGTAACCTACCCAACCGTAGTGTCTTCATTTAAACCACAAGTCAGATATCCAAATGGATATATTCTTTATTCCGAAAATAAAGTTAATGATTTAAATACATACTTAATTGTTCAAGGTGAAGCATATTTAATCACTAATGAATTTAAAGATCCAACTGGATTTATTTCTATAAAACTTTACTCTCCACTAACAGATAATATTGAAGAAGCTTCATCAGGTTATTTTGTAACTGAGGTTTTAGAGCCAGTTGAAGAAAGAATTAAACTTGTTCCATTTATCGAAGATGTTGAACTTAATAAGTCTACATTTTTAAGACTTCCTAATATCGGAACAGAAGATTCTCAAATAGAATTTAGAGGAACTAATTTTAATTCATTTGATAATTTAGTTGGAAGTAATACTACGGTTATACAAGAGATTGAAGATAAATTAGTTTCTGGTAGTTTATTAGATGTAAAGGTAAATATTGATTATCAAAAAAGAATAACTGGTTTAGAAGAATATAACGATAATGGTTTTAGTAGTTTTGTAAATTTTAGTTCAGCTGAAGAACGATTAAAAAACTTTAAATATAAATTAGGACTTATTGAGGAGTATACTATAAGTCAAAGTCAATATACTGATGTTTCAAGTTCAAGTGATATACAATCTTACTATGAAACTAAAGTTGATCAGGTGAAAAATAGTTTTGACCACTATGAAGATTTCCTTTATAATGAATCATCTTCTTATGTATCAAGTTCAGCAGGACAATTTCACGATACAAGTTGGCCAAAAGAAAATAGTTCAAGTCCATATACTTTAGTACCTTCAACTGGTTCTATAGCGGTTACTTGGTATAATACTATGATTGAAAGTGCATCTTTGTATGATACTATGAATGATAGTAGATTAGTGAATAATTTACCAGGACACGTAAGGTTCGATGATGAGAATAGAACTTTCTTAGAATTTACAGATATGATTGGTCAACAATTTGATGAGACTTGGGTTTATTTAAAACACTTTACCGATATGAATGATAGACAAAGTAAGATTTCTGAAGGGATCTCAAAAGATATTGTAAAACACGTAGCTAAAGCATCTGGTTTGGAAGTAGTTAATGGAAATGATTTATTAAATCTTTCAGAATATTTGTTGGGCAAAGATATATCTGATGCATCACAAAAATTTGAAAAGGCACAAGAAGAAGTAACGGAAGAAATATGGAAACGAATACTGGCTAATTTACCTTATTTACAAAGAACTAAAGGAACTACAAGAGCACTAAAAGGTTTATTAAATTGTTATGGTATTCCAAGTTCTATACTTAGAGTTAGAGAATATGGTGGGCCTGATTATGATAATAGAATTACTTATGATTTACAAAGAAAGTTTACATATGCATTAGATTTTAAGAGTAGTCAGTATATAGAACACTTATGGACTACTGATAATTCAAGTGGACGTTATCCCGAAACAGTTGAGTTTAGATTTAGAACACCAAAGAGACAGAATCAAACTATAGTACAAAAAGGTAATGATTGGGCAATATCATTATTAGATGGTGGTACAACTAATAAAGGATATTTACGATTTGCAGTTAGTGCATCGACAGGAGCACAATACATAACTTCATCTTTACAGCAATTTTATAATGATGAGATGTGGAGTGTGATGTTGACGAGGAAAAGTTCAAATGGATTAGACTTGACGAGTGATAGTATAACTCAAAATGTAAAATATGAATTAGTTACTAAACAATATGATGCTACAAGATTTAAAATTAATTATCAATCAAGTGAGAGTTTAGAGAGTGGAGTTGCGTCCGCAGGAAATGCATTAAATGCCGCATTTACTGCAAGTGCCCAACTTTTTATAGGTGGTAGTGGAAGTGCTTTCGATGGTAATAACCTAAGTGGTTCTATTATGGAGTATAGATTATGGACTGAACCACTTTCTCAAAGTAAATTTGATAATCATGTTAGAACACCAAAGGCGTATAATGGTAACACTACTTCTTCACACGCAGATAATTTAGTTTATAGACTTACTTTTGATGAGAATGTAGACTTGAGTGGTTCTGCTGGAGTTAGGTTTGTAAGTAATAGTGTTGATAATACAACTTATTCTGCAAGAACTGGTATTCAAAATTCATTTACTGATAATTTCTATCGTAGTATTAGTGAAATAGAAGAAATGAAGATTCCTGATATCGGAGCTTCAAGAAGAAATACTAATAAAATACGAATAGAAAGTAGTTATCTTACAGGATCATTATCAAGACAAACAACTTTACAAAAATCAGCATTTGATTTTGCACCTGTAGATTCAAATAAACTTGGTGTGTATTTTTCACCTACCGATGTTGTAGACAAAGATATTATTTATAGTTTAGCCGATATAAATTATGATGATTATATTGGAGATCCAAGAGATCAATTTGAACACGATTATCGTGGTTTAAAAGAAATACAAAATGCATATTGGAAAAAATATTCAAAGTCAAATAATTTTTGGGACTATTTAAGAATATTAAAATATTACGATAGTGGTATTTTTAAACAAATTAGAACACTTTTACCAGCAAGAGCAAAATCTACTCTTGGCGTTTTAGTTGAACCTAATATATTGAATCGTAGTAAAGAAGTTCTTGGTAAGACACCTGAATATGAGAGTTTGTATTTCGAAAACGCAGGACATTATGACGATGGAATATTAGCAACAAGAATCATTAGTGGTTCAGACGATAGTATGCTTAAATTATCAGGAGAGTTTCCTTATTATGAAGGAGATTCTAATATTGCATATTGGATTCCCGAATCGGGTTCTATTGGAGTACTTGCAATGCCATCTCGGTATAGAATATACGGAAACTCAGTTTCTCAAAGTAATGAGTGGGGACTTAGTTATCTTAGTGCCTCAATAACCAAAGGTGATGTTAATTTTGAGGAAGTATTGAATCCCACTATAACGGGTTCAACAACATCTGAGCATAATTATGAATATAGATATTTCTTTCATAATGATGCATCAGCAAGTCGTCATCCAACTTTCGGTATAAATCCTGTACATATTGGTGCACTAAGTGGTTCTGTTGAGAATACGGACACTTTTATGGGACATTATAGTCATTCATTAGTACCATCTGAGTTTCAGTCATTAGCATATGATTCAACATTATTTAGGGCATTTTATAAAGGGACGAGTCATGGTTCCGATCCTAAAGATCCTAATTATCCTGCAGTAGAGATGACAATAACAAATCCAACAAGATTGGTATCAAAAGAACCTGGAGAATCTCGTTTGGTAGACGATTCTAAGTTGAATCCACGAGATACTGGTTTTCAGAAAAAGACAGGCGAACCGGGTTAGATAGAAATTAATAATGATAAAAATTAGGGAAGTATATATTTATGTATGAGGATATTATTCATATCTTCACTTCCATCAAGAGGAGATAAAATATGGGATTTTTAGATAATACAAGTATTACCGTAGATGCTATCTTGACTAAAAAGGGTCGAGAACTGTTAGCAAGAGGTGATGGTAGCTTCAATGTAACAAAATTTTCATTAGCAGATGATGAAATTGACTATAATTTGTGGGATACGGCACATCCTAATGGTTCAAATTATTATGGAGCCGTTATTGAGAATATGCCAGTTTTAGAGGCATTTACAGATCAAAATCAAGTAATGAGATATAAATTAATAACTTTGAATAAAAATACAACAAGGATGCCAATTTTATATTTATCTTTACAAAATACAGAGTTAACTTATGGTGGCCCCGAAGTTCCAATTGCGGCACAAAGTACTAATGCGGGTGATACAAGTTTTACATTTGAACTTAATGATACTGATGTGGCTTATATTATACCTGTTGTAAATGGAACAGCCGTTCTTACAGGGGCTGCACAAACAAAACAAGATGATGAGAGAACAGCAGTTGTAGTATCGCCAAAGGAAATTAGGTTACAAGCAAAACAATTGCGTGTAGGTAAATCGGCAAGATTAACTGTGATTGGTAATCAAACGGGTGTAACAAAATCTATAACTTTGACAACTTTAGCAGATCCTAACTTCTAATATAAGGAAAATAAACAATGGCAGATGCATATAAAAATTTTACAGTAGATACTGATGTAGTTACAGATAGAACTATAGTATCGAGTGGTATATTTAGCAGTGGGGCAGGAAGTCTTACCGCATTTTACACCGCGTCCACACAAGGTGCTAGTTCAGCTTCTTTTTTGAATGTTTATGATAAAGTACAAACCGACTCAACACGAGAAGTACAGTTTGCATGTGGATATGCGAATTATGGTGGAAGTGGTTCTATAGGAAATACAACCAAAACGGTGGCTGGTAATAGAGAAACCGCTGGAATGTATAGACAATTTGCAAATGTTTTGTTACCCCCATATACAGATAAATTCACCTTTAATTCTTTTTCATCGGCTTCCGAAGATATTTTCTTTATCGTGATGAATAGGGCCCGAATGAGAGAAAAGATGGATCCAGGTAACTGGGAACTTGCACTCACAGCGACTAAAAAGATGAGATTAATTGATGATAGTGGAGCAACCACAACACCAACAGTAAATGAAGCGGGTCGAGTATTCAATATTGTTAGTGGTTCAATAGCAAGTGGAACTGCAGATACATTTAGAACTGCAGCTGCTGGTGGAGCTCTTGGTAATTTCTATCCTGATTTAGGAATAATTATATTAGATGCAGCTCATCTTCAAACCACTGCATCAGTTACTACTACACGAAGTACAAATACATTTGATGACACTCCAAGCCAACTTTTTAAACAAATTGCAGCTGGTGCATATTTTGCAGCGAGAAGAGAAGAAGAAGTAACTTCAACAATGTACTTCTGTAGAGCAACCAATAAGGAATTTAATTTTAGTAATAATCCAACATTTGCAACGAAGTCTGGTAATACAGAAGGAGTATTTACACAAACTACTTTCGAAGGTGCTCCAAAAACTTATATGACTCAAGTTGGATTGTATAATTCAAAAAGTGAATTGTTAGCAGTTGCTAAATTAAGTAAACCCGTTCTAAAATCTTTCTCCAGAGAGGCTGTAATTAAGGTCAAGCTTGATTTCTAAAGGGGATTCTAATGTTCAAAATAATAGACCCCCAACATATATCTAAAAGGTCTTTTACAACTAATAAAAATTTTACCGTGAATAATACCACGAGTGGTAGTTTTGGCAATTTTGTTGCTCGAGCTATTAGTGGTTCTCACCATAATTACAATACTGGTTCTGATACCGTTACACATATTGTATCGGGTTCTATTTCAAGTAGTTATTATGCTTTACCAACTTATCATGTTATTAGAAAATTATATTATAAAGATATACATAATAGGTTTCAAACCAAGAAAAACATAAAGACTGAGTGGTTTGATAATGCTAATGTATTTAGTATTCCAAGAAATTTAATTGGTGAAAGAATAAAACCAGGTTCTCTTAAATTATCAGATACTTCCCGAGGACAAACTTGGGATATTCGAGATGATAAGGATGGTAACTTATATGATTATGGAAATCATTCTGGTAGTTATGCGGCATATAAATCAAGTTCATATGATAGAGCTCAAGGAATAGATGCAAATGGAAGTGGTTCTCAAATCGGTAATGTATTTTATGAACATGGTATTTTTGTAATCACCGATACAGGTTCATATGGGGACGTAGGTTTTGGTACATCTTATACTTTAGATTTTCAGGCAACACAAAAACATTATGAATATGAGTATATTTGTACAGCAGGACAGTACGAATTTAATAATTCTATGAATATTAGTGTTACAAAAAATAGAAGTGGTAGTATATCAATAACACCAGGACCCCAAACCGTATTTACTACGGTAGAAGGTAGTCCTATACTTGATGGAGATGGTAGACGTAAACCAAGATTCGGTTCTTCACCATATATGATGTTACCTCCTGGTTCTGGCCCCAAAGGAGAATTAATTATTAATGGAACTTTTGATCAAGTTACAAGTGGTAACGCTAGTTCAACTATGGGGGCTTGGAGAACAGATGGGACAGCCACTATTTCTACTTCATCTAATGCAGAATTAGAATTAACTGCAAGTGCAGGTGCATGGCCAAGTTCAGTTGCAAGAGCATCTCAAACTTTAAATGTTAAAAAAGGTAAACATTATTTATTAACTGGTCAATATAGACCAGG